TTCGTTTGCATGGTTCCACCTTTAGATAAACTGTATGTGAAACACAAGAGGCAAACGTGTCCTTCGCCCTCTATCTGCTGGGCGGCTGGTTTTCTCTCAGGACCAGCAACCGACACGTCATATTTACAATTATATGTACATGGAATCCGGGCGTCACGGTATGCCAACACAGGGAGGCTCATACGTCAAGCTCGACAAGCTCAGCGAACCCAGGCCAATCAAGAATACACTTGAGCTGGGTAACGGTTGCCAACACCTTCTCGAAAAGTCGTTCGTCGGTGGGCCCCAGACCATAACGACGACGGAAGAAGTCGTACGTGTCCGGGGCGCAGGCATGCGTTTTGGTGGCCCTCAATTGCCACTCCTCCTGTTTGGCGGCGACGCTTCGCCCGGCCAACTTCCGCACCTTGCGAAGGTACGGGCCCAGGAAAGGAACATGATTGCCGGAAACAATCAGCCCTTGCGCTATGGAAGCAGCACTAGCCTGGTGACTTATGGACCACGGTATCCGCGACAACACGCGGAACGGCTTGGGTCCAGGAACAGTCTTGCCATTAACCGGCCACATCAACAGCTGGCAGAACTCCACCTCAGCAATATCCTCCACCAGATGGTACTCACTCTTGAATCCCAACTCGGTCATTGCCTTGTGAAAATCCTCCTCGGCGACCACACGGGCACGCGATACAACGATGAGCCAGTCGTCTCCATTGAAGAAGAACACCATCGACTTATGGTCTGGAACACCGAACACGTGATGGAGAGCAAACAGATTCCGCACCGCAGACGATTGCGATGTTTGGGGCAAACCTGAGCTCAGAACATAAGGCACATCCACCTTGTAGTCCATCCCCTGGTTCATCCCGTGGATCCCGTCCATCTCCTCTATCCCCTGCAAGTATATAGGAATCTCAGAGAAACGGCGCTGTACGGTCCGTACGGCTTCACAGGTCTGGGCGCTCATCGCTTTCTCGAAACGACTATGGTCTCCCCATATGAATACGGGGTCCGCGACGGTCTCAACCGCCCGGTCTACCAATGCACCAAAATCCTCAGCCGACATTCCGGTTATCCACGTCGCGGGTAACCCAGCCATGTTCCTCCTAATCCCCTTACAAGCAGTCTTGATCACCGGCCCAACTGCGGCCAGATAATTCGGCTTGTGCGACACCACAATCCTGGGTGTCACCGCCGGCGGCCCGCCGACGGTCAGATTGGCCTGTTTCTCCACTTTTACAAATGGAGCGGCAAGCAAGTCACGGCGGGACAACTTGGAGTATTTATTATCCTTGTTGGCCTTCCTCAGGGTCACCTGTTGAGACGGCGGAAACGCGAGCAACCACTTTTCGAAGTCCGCATCCGTAACCTCGATGTGTTGTTCCGTATACAACGCTGCCCCCACCTCGGTGACCCTAAACTCCGCGACGAGCTTTTCCCAAACGCCAGGTTTCGGGACCAGTCGAAGCGAGCCCGCACGCGAAGAAAACCCGTTTAGGAAGTCCTCAGCCCCACCCGACACGGTGGTGGGAACCAACCCCCCGAAGCATGGCAACTCCTGGATCATGGTGCGCTTGGCTTTCACCTTGCGCTCGATCTTCGGTAGCTCCACGATCTTCGTAGTGGGGTCCAGTTCCTCAATGGGCTTGAGACTATAATTGGGC